CACTTACATTAAAGATTATATCTTTTAAAACAAAAAAAGGGAACAAAAAGTTCCCTTTTTTTAAAAAAATATGTAAAGTATTGAAATTATGGAAGTGAAGTTGCCCCATCACTTTCATCTTGATCTCCAGACTCATCACTCAAAACAGTTCCAATATACGATATGTTGAATCTTGTAGTGCCTTTTGCCTGTTGAGCTTCACCCCAATTTGAAGGTACACAGTTTTTAACAATCATAATATTAGCACCAGTTTGCCTATCTTCAACTTCAAGCTGAACATTTTCAAAATTTAAAAGGTCTTGAAGTTTTGGAGCTGCTGGAAGAACATGAACACCTTGGTCAACAATTCTAAACCCAGAACAAGACACTTGAACAGCTTCATAACTAGTGATTGAAATTTCATCTGGTGAATATCTACCTAACAAATGGATAGGCTCAGTTCCAATATTAGCACCATACTGGCAAGAATCAAAAAGACCAACGATCTGACCGCCAACTCTAACTTTTGCTCTTGCTCCGTTCATTGTTCTACTCATATTATTTTCTCCTTATTTTTTAATTATGCACTTGCACTTGATTGAATCTGGCTAAGTTCAAGTTGAATTGGGATAAACAAGATTGCAGTAGCAAGTTTAGCCTCAAGTTTAACCTCAGCAATTGGGCCATTAATATTAATTTTAAGATTTTTAAATCCAAGTGGGGCATCGTCAGAAGCACCAGTAATTTTAAGCCTTTTATACACTTCCATTACTTTAGAAATATGCCCAGCCATACTAGCAGCAGTAATATCAGCAAGTGATTTACCAACCGCAAATCTTTCAAGAGATTCAGCAAGTTGAATGGCAAGAACATCAGACATATAAACCGCTTGAAGTGAATTGTAAACAAAATTAGTATCAAATCCATAAGTGGTTTGATCTACAACAAATTTGTTACCAGCAGTTTCAGCTTGCAAAAAAATTAAACCAGCATCAATCGCATCCTCAACAGAACCCGGATTACCAGAATCAAACCCAGCAGGGTCTTTAAAACTAATTACATTAGCAAACTTATTAGTTAAAGACTTGTAAAAACCAGCCGATTGCATACCTGTTGCAATAGCCGCAGTATGCCATGGTTGAAATTCTACAACATTTCCAAGTGCATCAACTTGACTTGTTTTTTGAAAACAAACAATTGATCTAAAAGAAGACAGGCTTTGCGAGTGAGCTTTAACATCAGCATAACTAGCATCTTTACTAAGCATTGCAATTCTGTTTCTTTTTAGTTTAACTGTTGACATAGCAAGTACATGAGACTTAACAGCAAAGTTAACAGCGTCAATTGTATATGTTGAACCACTATCAGTAAGACCATCAGCAATATCATCGGCAGCATCTCTTGAAAAAAGAGGTAGTACAAAATTTACTTTAATACCTTCAAGAGCTGGTATTGCATTTACAATGTCAGCAGCAGTAGTAGCACCCTTAGTACCGCCTGCAAGATAAGTTTGAGCTTTTTCAACAGGAAGCCCAGCACCTACAGCAAATTCAAAGTCAACCACAGAACTTTCGGAAAGTTTAAGGGCAAAATTGTAAGCAGCTTTTTTAACTCTTCCCGGCTCACTTCCTTCTGAAGAAGCAATTCCTATGGCAGAAACTTCATCAAGCCTAAGTGGGCTTAGATTGTTAGAAGCTGCAATAGAACTTGCAGAATATCCAGCTTGCGAACTAATAAAAGAAGCAAGGTCAGACATTGTAGTGTATTCACTAAGATTAATTGATAAATTAGAACCAGAGCCACCAACTACAGTAGTAGAAAGAACGCCACTAGAAATATCAAGTGTTGCACTTGTCCCATCATAACCAACAGTAATAGCAACCTCAGCTTCTACTGCAAAAGATTCGTTGGTATTTGTATCTTGTCTTTTTACACTTAATTCAATTTCTGGCTCTTGAGAAGAAACTGTTAAACCAGCCGCATGTCCAAGAACAGCTAAATCACCCGGAGTAGAGTCAATTAATTCAAACGATTTTCCCCAACCTTTTTCATTAGCGTCAGCATCAACATCAGATTGAAAAATAACGGCATCAGTAGCAGCTTCTACACAACTAAAGCCAGCAGGTAATTGAGCGTCAATTTCAGCCGCTAACTTAGTTTTATCATCATGATCTGTCATGACACCACTTAAAGTAATAACTGTTGTAGCACCACCGTTTCCAATAAAGCTAAAAGAAAGACCGTCAAATATTGAACCATCTCCGATTACAACGTCAGCACCTTGCTTAGAAGGGCCAGCCTCGTCTTCAACCTGAGTTACTTGATAGTAATATTTGTTGCCATCAATACCATAGTTTTTGTCTTTAAGAGTGCCATAATCGCCAGAAACACCATCTACGGTCGCTTCAGCTTTAGTACCACTATTAGTTTTAACAACATAAACTTTCCCTACCGAACCGGTAATTTCTGTATCGTTACTAGGAGAAACCAAAGCTCTCATAGCGTCAACAATTGGTCCTCTAAGATACTTAGCAGAAACCCTGTCAAGCTGAGTGGGTGTAAAAAAGTTGTCCTTTAATGTTTCTTGAGTGTAGTCTGCACCACCCTCTGCTTCACCAATAATAACAATATCTCCAGTACTGGTAATCCCAACTGGTGTAGACTTAACTGTTACTTCTGGATAGGCACCGGGAATGTTTGTATTGACAAAACTTGTCGAAAGTCTTTGGGCCATTTTTTTCTCCTTTATAATTAAATCTTATATCCAAAATGTTTAATGCCTTTATCAAATAATTCTTTTTTATCGTGTTTAATTGTTTTCAAATGAATCCAAACCACTTCTTCTAAAGATTTATTTAGGCTTAATTTTTTACTAAGTTTTAGAAAATATTTTCTAAAATTTTCTCTTTCATCAGTTTTTTCTTCAGCTTTTTTTATTTCTTTAGCCAGAGCAATTCTTTTTTTTCTAGCTTTTTCAATTCTTTCAGCTTCAGTTTCGTTTTTTTTTGCTTTTTTTTCTTTCTGCCATTTTACACCCCTTCTTTTTTTGAGGTTTTTTGTTTTTCCATATGTTTTTTTAGTTTTTCAATACTGCTATCTTCACTTCTCATCATTCTTTGCTGTTCTTGAAAAGAAGGCTGTGATGGTTTTAACATTGTAGCACCAAAATCTTGCTTATTTCCCATTCCCGGCTTTGTTTTTGGAGCCTCAGTACTAGGGGTTGCTGGGCTTGAAGCAACAGCTTTTCTATTGTAAGCATCGTAATATTTGTTTGTTTTACCTGATGCCGCCATATCGTTAAAGTCGCCTTTTGAGTAAGAGTGATATTTTTTACCGCCCCATGAAAATTCATCCCCACCTGTACCAGCTAATCTTTGGTTTCTGTAATGCCTAAAAGCTTCTCCAAAATTTTTAAATTGTGGAGTTTGTCCTTTGGCTCCCGGTTTTGGCATTGCCCCTTTTCCTTCTATTAAAGATGATGACATCGGCTGTTTTGGCCTTTCTGCTTTAACATCTTGCATAGCATTAGGCTGTGGGATGTCCGATTCTATTCTTTTAGCACCTTTAGGCAGCTCTGGTCTTTGTTTTTCAAAACTTGCTGGCTTACCTACACTCATGTTAGCAGGAGCTTGGATTTTCTTACCACCTGCAAGATCACTGGCAGTATTAGCACCTTGCGCTACACCAATATCTTTTTGTGCTGCCATAGCATCTTTGTTAAATTTCTGTTGATTATATTTTTCACCAGTTCTTCCTGTTATAAGTCTGGCCAATGGCGCATTACTTTGACCCCAATTAGAATTTCTAATCCCTCTAGCTAAACGGGCATTGCTCTGCATCCAATTCTTTTTTAAATCTTTTTTTTTTAAAAAATTCGCAAGTTTCTCTGATTTATAAACATCTTCAGATTTTGGTGAATTTTTCTTTTCATCATCAAAATCAATGCTTTTAATTTCTTTTACTTTGTTGTCAGAATCTTTTAGTTTTTTTTCTTTAATTTCACCTTTGCCAACAGTTGGTGTTGGTGTCGGAGTTGGGGTTGGAGGTGTTCCTAAAATAGAACCAAATCCTTTAGCCTGTTGAGCACCTGATCCTGAAAAAAGTGGTCGTGTTTCTTCTTTTGCCAATCTTTTATATTCTACTGAGAACATGCCGGACTCAGATTTTGTAACACTCATCTCACCACATTTATCCATTGAGCCTTCACTTTTTGGAAGATTTGACACATCTGAAATAGGTGGTTTATCTTTTTTATTAGCCTGAGATTCTCTATTAATAGAAGTTCTTTTCTCAGGCTCTACATTAACATCTTTACCAGTAGCAGCTTTAATACCTTTTCTTTGCCCTTCAGAAGAAGTTGAAGAAGGGTCTTTTTGATGCTGCCCCCATCCGCCTTTCTTTTGGTTTTCCGTCAACTCTCTTGACTCGTCACCATAATATTTTTTTCTTCCCTTTTCTTTTTGTGAAGCAATTTTCTTTCTTTCTTCTTTTCTTTGTTCAATTTTTTTTTCAGCTCTTTTTTTACCACCAGTGTAATCGCCTTCTTTTAAATGAACACCTTTTTCTTTGGAATCTTTAGCTCTTTTAGCTCTAATAGCTTTTTTAGCAGCGTCAGATTTTCCTTCTTCATATTTGGCTTTTTTCATTTCGCCACATTTTTCCATTTCTTCTTTTTTTACAGGTGGTGTTCCTAAAATAGAACCAAATCCTTTAGCCTGTTGAGCACCTGATCCTGAAAAAAGTGGTGCTGTTTTAGAAAGTCTTTTGTATTCTACTTGAAACATACCAGATTCAGATTTTTTAAATTCATAATCTTCAGCTTCACTTTCTTCATCTTCATCTTCATCTTCATCTTCATCTTCATCTTCATCTTCATCTTCATAATCAGAGTCAGATTCACCCTGTAAAGGCTCGTCTTCCATAGAAGATTCTTCAGACATTTCAGACTTTTCTGAAGAAGAACCAGAAGAAGCTAGTGATTCAGGACATTCAGCTTCATCATTATTTGGCTCAGAACCAGCTTCAATTTCATGGGCCGTATTCTTAGCTTTCTCAAGAATTTCATATACTTCTTGATTATTTTCAATATTCTTTTTCAGCCTTTCAAGAAGCATTTGCGCCACTTCTACCGGTGAATATTCGTTTTTATTAGACATTCTAATCCCCTAATTTTATATTATAAAGATTAATACAATTACAATATTTTAAAACAAAAAATTAATAAAATCAATAACTTATTAGCAATCCCACC